TGAAATTATTAATAATTAATTATCTCAAAATATTAACTTATCAGTATATTTATTGTTGCAAGTTTCAACAAACTAATGGCAGCATCAGGTTTTAGGACCCAAAAGGCATGTGTCTATGTTACAATTGACACAAATGATCGATTCGAGTTTTTTTCAGAAGATGAAGATGAAGATGAAGATGACGAGGGTTATGATTCCTCAGAAGAAAATACAAATGATAGACTTGCTTTTTTGGCAGGAAGTCAACATCATCAGTGTCTTGAAGGTGGTTGGAATTACATCTTTATTGAACCTCGTGATGACGGCATTTACTATAATGGACGTTTGGTATTTTCTGTCGCACAGTTCATGTCTTTTCAACGAAAGAAATGCAATAATCGGGATGATGACGATAAAGAATATAATATTACTTTTGATCCAGAATGTGAATGTCCGAAATGTGAAGACGCATCAAAACAAGCGGAATCAAATGATTGGTATCATGTCTACAATGAATATATTTGGCTTTATGCTTATATTATTAGTAGTACAAGTTCACAGGCCAAGGATTATGACGATGGAAAGAAATGGTGGCCAGATGATGATACTCCTCCTCCCGCCGTGCGTGTGTCTGATGGTATTGAATTTAAGGATGGTGACACTATTCATCATGTAGGACGAGACAATGCTCATGTTCATATCAAAATTCCGCTAGAAATTTGGATGGAATATTATTCCGATATTATCTATGATTCTGAATAATTTGTTTATATAAATCAACTTCTTAAACTCACAATAAAAATACATAACATACTAAGAACCAAGAATAATATTGTGTAATAATGTTCATAATCAAATGACAAATCATAATGCATTTAACATACTTGAAATAATTGTACCATTTATCATTAAAAACATTTAAACATATTTCAACAATATATACTAAATTATAAATTTATGTATAACGACAAACAAAGAATAAATCGTGATGGAATAATTAACTACATGAGGGAATATAGCACAAAAAGATTTTTTGATCCCAAAAAACCATTAAAATACAAAATAAAATGTTTAAAACCGAATATGATAAAGCAAAGTGTAAATAATGAAAATATTAAACCGGGTGATGTGATAACTTTGAATGGTGTTAATGAAGACGACATATTATTGAAAATGGTTGATTTTTATTATTATAATTTTGCATGGTGTGAAGGAGAAAAAAAAGACCAACCAGTAGACATATTAGGAAATTATTCTTGGAATGATTACGATTTTTTATCAGAAATATACGATAATATAATTGTTATAGCATTATATACATATAAAATTAGAGACCAAACATATTTGGTACATACAAACCCGTTCTTTTGTTACAAAGATGAAAAATCATTATTTGGTGACATTTTTGAAGCAAATAGGATTTTTTAAATATTTAATTAAATAAATAAAACAAATATCGAACAATATAATTAAAAATAAGTCAATTTCAATACTTATGATTATAAATGTATTGATCTCAATTTATGATTTCATTATATTAATCAATATTCAGGTCGAATTTTTGGTGATGTGTCTCGACATGATCAATTCAATTCAGGACTTGATAATCATATTATGAACCATTTGACATCGTCAAATGACTAATCATAATTCACAATATAGCCTTGAAATCATTGATGATAATTCATTTAATAAATTCGAAACTTATTTTACCAATCTATATCTTTAAATGTAAAATAACTAAATTAAACGCGTATCATAATGTATTGAAAATCACATTATGAACCAAATTACATCTTCAAATGACTATTCATAATATACAATCAAGACCTTACTCCATAACATGGTAAATAAATTAAAAATTGTCTGTTTAGTCAAAATACGATTTAACTTTAGCGTACTTGGGAAGAGGAATCTCAACAACATGATAAATCGTGTTGTCGCGACGAATTTCAATATCCTTTCCAGTTAGAGCATTGTTAATCTGTTCATGTGAAATACATTTTTCTAACATGTGTGTCTTGTCAAATATAAAATGACCGGAACTGTCACGCCCCCTGATGAAGTTCCATTGAGGTTTATACCCAAATAGCCAACGCAAAAAGGTAGTGTTCTCAGCAACAAGCCAAACACAAGTCAGTTTTCCGTCGTCGAAGATAAACAATCCAATTAGTCTATCAAATAGTTTCTTCTTGGCAATGTGAACAATATTGCATAGAGGTGTACAATACTCGTATCCAGCATCAAATGCAAGTTTTTCATCGCAATTAACTACACCAAAGCCATTACAATGCATCTGTTGGACATACTGATCAGATACATGCACTGTAGTTGTCTCAGTTTCAGTATTCTCAATGATGGAAGCCATGAGTGTTCGTCACAAACTGGAGAAAATACTTTTTTTTGCTGATGCAAGGTGATATACTCAAAAAATAAAGGATTGTTTAAGCAATCACGATGTTCAATTTTTTAAACAAATTATAATTTATGCTATCGTTCGATATGATATATCAACAAAACAAATATTGGTCAATATAAAGGGAAACAAATTGATATCAGTGGATGCTTATGATTATAATTGTATTGATCTCAATTTATGATTTCATTATATTAATCAATATTCAGGTCGAATTTTTGGTGATGTGTCTCGACATGACTATTTGATTTCAGTCTTGAAAATCATATTATGAACCGCTTTACATCTTTAAATGACTCATCACAATATATCCTTTAGACTTGATTTCATATACAATAATACAAATAATTTTGTAAAACAATGTAATAAATTAATAAGATAAGGCAAACGATGTTTATGTTTACAAAATAAATATATAAAGATAAGCACGCAATAATTAAAATTGAACAACAATTTACTTGAAAATTTGTTAGTTATTTAATAATATTAATGTTAATGGAAGTACAAAAACAAATTAAACAAGTCAATAAAAGTGGACTAACTAATGACGAGGAAATTGAATTACGTGCAATTTATACTTATATTAGAAAAAATAATCCTATTGCAGCAGAAATCATAAATAATCTTTTTATTAAACACAGTATATGGGAGTTTTATCATATTAATAGAAATAAAGAAAAATTTAAAAAATTCGTTGATTATATAGTGTATATAATTAATACAACCGCAATTAGTCCAGAATTGGAAGTATTTAACGTTGGATTCCATCATATAGAAGTTAGAATAATAATAGCAGTCACTCAAAATGGACTTTTTCAGAACAATACATATGTACCATATTTTTATAAATTCTATTATCATGAGAAAGGAAAATCACGTAAATGCATCATATTATAATTTAGATTATATTCTGTGTATCTAATATCTCCATCTCAAAGCATTGTGAATTTTATTAGGGGTGGGGATCTAGGTGATAACGTAAACAATATGAATCGAGCCACGATGAAACTGGAAAATCGTATTATGAACCAATGTATATCATCAAATGACTAATCATAATTCATAACATAGGCTTGATATCATTTACTATTGTAATAAAAAATTGAAAAACAAATAGAATAAATTTTATTAAAATAAAATTAATAAATAAAAAACAAAATGAATACAAATGATTGTTTAGAAATCATGAATAATTGGGATAAAGATACTGTCATGTGGTTACAACAAGATTTATCAAACCCTATCAAATGTTCGCCTGACGATGATGAATATATTAAACTTACATTATTAGAAACCATGCATTATTTAATTAAAAAGAAACAGCATGCGACACAAAATGATATTGTTAAAATGAATTTTTCTGATGAAAAAATTATACAAAATGTCAATACTTTACAAAATAAAATATTAAATAATACGTCAGCGATACCAATATATGAAGAAATTGTCACAATTGATTCTGCAATAAAATTTTTAAATAATATTGATAACGAATCATATGATTGGCTTAAAATCCAATACAGAGATGTATGTTCTGGAGGTGATGTAGTAATAAACAAATTATTAGATACATTTCTTACAAATAATACAAAAACACTTGTTTGGGATGATATTTTAAAATTGTTGGAAGGATATACCGAAGACAAACTGTTATATTATATTGATCATATATTTCAATTCCACAAAGATTATTTAGAGGGTAAAAATCCAGATCCATGGTGGGCTGATTAATTTGATATGCCAATAAATTATTAAGTGATATTAGAATTTTTTTTATAAACAAAACAAATATCGAATAATATGACAATTAATAAGTTGTTATCAATACATGTTTGATTACAATAAATGAAAACGATTATACAACTATCGATGTCAAATTTATTTATTTCATTATATTGATCAATATTTGGGGCGATTTTTGAGATGAGGTAACTAAATTGTTTAAGACCATGATGAAACTAGAAAATAATATTATGAACAAATGAATTATATCAAATGATTAATCATAATACACTTATTAGACTTGAAATCATTGATAATTGATTTGATAGATCGAAAACATATTTATATTAATTTATGTGTGTAAATCAATATTTTTTATATTCAGTCAATATATTATAATATAGAATGTCATTCGTAATTGGAAAAAAAACACCAGAAGAAATATCCGAATTAAACGAAAAATTAATCAGAGATGGAATCATGGCAATTCCAAATTTCTTGGAGGTTGAGTCTGCTGAAAAAATAAGAAAATTTATCGTAGAAGATATGCCTCCAAGTTGGTGGTTTTTAGCCACAGTACCAACTGACCAATATATGTTACAATGTGTACATCCTCAAAATGATGAAATGTTGAAAAAAATGTGGGAACAAGCAGGTGATAAATATGATATGAGTAAATTAGTATATCGTTTCTATAGAACTAATAGTCATCACGAAACTTGTACATGTGTAGAATGTGATGCAAAAAAATATTTTAATAGTGCAGAATGTATTGATTTTTTAAATCAGTTTTCATTTGATATTGGAAATGCGATAACTAATCCTGAAACAGGCGAAGAAATATCAATTAAAGACGAACTACATGAAAATGGTAGTTTATTTTCAACTAAATATACAGCTGGTTGTTTTTTGGGCACACATACCGATAAGTATATGGGAAAAGTAGCATTTGTTTTTAATCTCACAAAAGATTGGAGTGAAGAATATGGAGGTATTCTTCATCATACAAATAAACAAACTGGACAAATGGATACTATCTATCCAGAATTTAATAGTCTTGTTATGTTTACAATACCAGTTCAAACAGGTGTAAGTCATTATGTTTCTCGTATTAAAGATGATCTTGATTCCACTCTTGGTCGTTATGCCATTTCAGGCTGGTTCAAATGAAAAAATAGTTAGTAAATAACATTTTGATTAAATAAGATATTTATTTATAGAATTTTTAAATATAAATGATAAAAATATTCCAATAAATGAGAATTGTCAATTAATGAAAACTATTGTACAAATATTATTCTCAATTTATGGCTTCATTGTATCAATCAATATTCGGCGCGATTTTTTAGGTGATGTGTCTTGACATGACCAATTTGTTTCAGGACTTGAAAATTATATTATAACCCTCTGTCTTGAAAAGATTATATATACAAAGTATTATAAATACGCTAATTAAATGACTATAATAAACGGTTATGTCTATGATACGAAGGAAAACATTAAACATAATTTACCTGAAAATACGTTTGCATTGACGTTGGATGATGGCATTATATATAAAAAAGTAAATAAAGAATATATTACTCCATTTTTATCAGGATTTGTTACATATTTATTTTTAGACAAATGTACCAGTGAATTATTAACAAGTAATGACAATGTTTGGACTACATATAAAGGTACTAAACTGGATGACGATGACGAAAAAATATATGATATACAAGAAGGTAAGATAGAAAGAGAATATAAAATAAAAGAAAACTATGTTACAAATTCGACATTAGCTAACATTGGTAATCTAACAACAAAAATTCAATTACCGAAAGAATTTAATGAAATACAGTTATTGGAAACAAATAAAATACCAGTTTCAGCCGATCCAGATAGTGCATATAATGTAATTGTAGATAATACACAATATGATTTATCAACATTGTTTGCTTACAGTTATTACCAATTGAATGGAAGATATTATAACAAAATAAATGTAAACAACGTGATTGAAAAAACCGAGCTTTCGGAAGCATCAAGTGAAGCACCATATATAATAATTGGGAAGAATCAACTCACTATCGAAAATTATCCAGTTAATCCGTATATTCCATACGGTGTATTTAATAATGTTGAATATACTGTTCGCAATGGTGACGGATGGTTTACAAAAGATGTATATCCAGGTATTTTCAAATATGTTGGTTCTGGAACAAAAACACCACATATTAAAGTAGAAATAAATGGATTTTCTGGTGAAGTGGGCACACAATATGCTTTTGTTGTCTATTATTCTGGTGTAATATTAAATCATCAATATCAATCAATTCCAAACGGAGATTCTGTTAAAGAATTTACAAATGGTTTTTCGGATCCTAAAAAAGAATATTTATTTGTAATTAATGATTTCGCAAATTATGAAAACAATGTAACAAAATATAATTTTTCTTCTATAAAAATAACAATGATTGAGGCATAAATAAAAATGAGTTAATCATCAAGATATTATTATCTTTCATTAAAATTCCCAGTGAACACAATAATGGTTTATTTCTATTGTCAATTTGTCTATGTTAATACTTGCAGCAGTAAACAACGCACCAACTTCACACACTACTCTACAATTTAACTTAAATAAACAAACAAATATTAAACAATATAACAAATAATAAGTCAATCTCATTATATAACAATCATCAACAAATGATTACGATTATACAGATATTGATCCCAATTTATTTATATCATTATATTAATCAATATTCAGGGCGATTTTAGGGGATGACGTAAACAATAACGAACCAAGCCTTGGAGATCGCATTATGAATAAATTTACATCACCCAACGATTAACCATAATTCACAATATAGGCTTGATGTAATTATATTAATACACACAAATGTATTCATAATAAATTTAGTTTTGTCAAAACTAAACCATTATACAATTAAAAACTAAATAATATAAAATTATTATTGAAATGCATGAAATATTTGAAAAAATGAAAATTAGAATAATAATTATATATAATTAATCAACAAAATAAGTGATAAGATAATAAAGAATGGAGTTCCCCTCTGATGCTGAATGTGTAATATGTTTAGAGAAAATAAAACCGTATGAAGAAAGTATTTTCAAATTTGGTTGTGGTCATACTTTTCATCTACAATGCATTTGTATATCAGATTTTTCTGATAAATGTGCTATATGTGGTGAAGAATTTAAACCAAAAAACATCATAAGGGTAATTTTTCCGAACAAACAACGTGATTTTTACAATAAGGTAAAGGATATTCCAAAAAATGAATACGAACAAATGGCTCTCGTAATGAATAATACACAAAAAGGGAAATTTCTCCGTTTTGTAAAACCCATTTGTGTGGGTATGTGGACGCGAAGTGGACCAACTATTTTCACTCGTGATTTTTACCTACGTGATGGCTCATTATTTTATCTGGATTCTAGCTTAAATTACTATCCTCATAAGATTGATGATTGTATTGATTATTATAAAACTTTAAATTTAAAATTAGATGTTTTTAATATGGTTGAATTTAAGAAGACAAATAAAGAGAGAGAAAAATTGAATATGTTTGAATATCAATTGAATCTCATTGAAAAAACTCCAAAAGTTTTTACAATGAGTTCGTAAAATGATGAATAAGTTGATCTTAATTTATGGTTGTCATTATACTGATTAATATTTTCATTAAACAGCGATCCATTCAATTAATTCGATATTTTTTATTTTAATCTATACCTTTAAATGAAATCTTTAAGTATAATATTTCTAATTTAAACCCACTTCTAAAGCCTTGATGATCATATTATATATCAATTTACATCACTAAATGATTATTCATAATACATTTAATAGGCTTTACCCACAATACAACAATACATTAATTTATCCATTAACACAATTAAATATATTATATTAAAATAACATATAATGAGCCAATTCAATATATCGAATCATAATACCGAAGGTTAACCCATAATGGTAATAAGAAATGGTCTGATGAAGAGAATGAGCTATTTTTCGAGATGGTTAAACAAAAAAATCATACAAAGAGATTACCATTAAATGAAATAGCTAAAGGTTTGTATTACAAGGTTAATGATGTGATTGAGTTATTAGAAGATCGAGAGTTGGCTGAGAAACAAGCTAAAAAGGGTTGCAACTAGTTGCATAAAACTTGATATTTCTTGATACTTTTATATTTTTTTAATATATTTCATACAATGAAAATGACTTAAATATTAGAATATATACATACTATAGTGATACACTG